TACAACCACGAGGCAGGATTTCCTGACCTTCTGTTCCGCGGCTAGGTTACGATCTCTCTGAGACGAATCTAGTTAATCCGGGGAATGTACGGTGAAACACCGTGTTTGGTTGAATGCTTCAACGGGGGCGCACATTTCGTGCTTTTTATCTTAACTCATGAGAGGTTGATTATGTCTATTATTACACCACGCCATAGGGAGCGAGAAAAAGTAGCTCCCACGACCTATGATTTCCTTAGGACAACATATCAGTCCGATGGTGTCACGGTCAGGACCGGCCCTGACGAAGTTGTTGCAACTTATTCGCAAAACTACGATGGGGAGGTTATGGATGACTTGGTAATAGATCATTTTGCCAGACGCATTGCGAACGGCGAGATTATCAACTTCCCATGCACATATCGGCGCGCTTACCGTCAAGTTGACGGATACGGGTCTATTGATGGTACAAATAAGGTTCCGGGCGCAGGATATCCCTCTAAATTTCGGGAAGCTTGCACGGCACGTCTTTTGGATAACGGGGGCTTTACCTGGTTAGGTAAGGGACCTGAAATTCCAAGCGTTTCGACGCTTGAAGCACGTGCTAAGCTCTTGGCCATAGCCAACTTAGATTCTACGCCATATGCCTTTGGTGAAGATACGTTGGAGATTAAGGAGACTTTACGCTTCCTTAAGAACCCTCTAGGGGGTATACTCCAAGGTGTTCGATCTTTTGAACGTAAACGCAGACGGTATAAATTGTCCACCCTCGAGAAGGTCGAGCGTCGAGCTGACGCTTTGACTAATCTATGGTTGGAATACCAGTTTGCTGCTGCACCTTTGTATCGTTCTATTTGCGATGCTTTGGATGCATACGTCATCGGTAACAGGGCTTTACCCAAACGTTTAACCGCTCGTGGATTTTCTCACGATAGTGGCGAGACCAATGGAACCTGGACTACCGGCGTTAGCCCGAATTACGACTCTTTTGAGTATCGGGTAAAACGCGAGACCGAGTGTCATGCCGGTATTTTGTATGAGGTTACAAACCCCGTACGCGACTGGCGATTCACTTTAGGGTTTCGGATGAAGGACTTGCCTACGACTTTTTGGCAAGTAGTTCCTCTGAGCTTTATGCTCGACCGCATAATTGATGTCTCCAATTTTTCTAAAGGAGCGTTAAATCTTGCGGATCCGAAAGTTAAGATACTGACTGGATTTGTTCGTTCAAAGGCTTATTACGATAACAACGTAAGATGGGCCAGCGGCGAACGGTACAATCAGACCATGTCCGGGACAGGTGAAACGATATACGAAGGAAATTTCTCGTATGTCAGAACCCCCTGGAGACCAACACTCCGTGATACCATTCCTAGCGTAAACACGTTTGGGTTGGTGGACTCGGCCACTAAAATACTTGACCTTTGTGGGCTGATTTACAGGCCAATGAAGCGATGGTTTCAACAGCAATAGGAGTTTCCTATGTCTATCAAAACCAGTACCATCCTAGTTGGTGGTACTAGCTCAAGCACTGGCGGTACTTCAACACCGTTGATTATGAAAAGCTCCGGTCTCAATGGAGAATCGAAAGCGATCTTGGATGATGGGTCCGAATTTATGGATTCCACGCTCCTGACGTTTTCGACCAAAGATCCGGTTGTCAACGGTGGTGCTCCTAATGGATACACCCAGCAGCGCAGTGGTATCAAGGTTGTAGTCCCGTTGGATTTAGCCAACGGCAACCATACCACCAACACTGTGAACATCGCAATTGCCTTTGACCCCGAAACAACGGAGTCGCAGGTGGCGGCGATGCTCGAAATGGGTGCCCAGCTGTTCATTTCAGCGGCGCTTGATGCGTTCTGGAAGAAACAGTCTCACGAGTCTTAGACTTGACTACCTTGTTAGACGCGTTTAGATTGGTGTACAGGGTCCTTGTGCTATTCGGCATCGTTTATGGTGTCGACCAAGCAGTGGGCCTTGAGGCTGATTTGACGCGTCTTGCCGCGAAACCGCGGTCAGTGGTAGTCTGTGAGAGGAGCTTACTTGGTGACGATATCTTATGCCACCTTGTAGGTACTGATGGTTCATTACCAGGAGAAATTCCAAATGGCCAAACAAACGCCAAAGCGAAAGAGCAAGCTCTTTCACCCTGATAAAATCGCAACAGAGATTCATCAGGCGTTAAAACGAGATTTCAGCCAAGCGCAACATGTGTATTGCTTGGCTGGAGACACGGCGCTTTTTGCGCTCAATCGTCAGGTCAATGAGTTCACTAAAAAGTATCTTAGTGAGAGCTCAGATCAGTCGGTGTTGGAAGAGCAAGCCTTCGATACGTTTTTGAAGGTGAATGCTCACATGGCCGAAGTAAATACCGAGTTACGGGATTATTTTTCCGAGCTCGAGCTTCGCACCATTAACCAACATACCCTGCCCGTTGATGCAATTTTTCTTCGAGCAAGAGCCGCTTGTCATGCGGTTTTGGGTAACGACATTACTTTAGAGGACGTGTTCCTTCGAGCGAAACATAGCTCTGGGAGTAGCCAAGGGGTTCCGTATAACAATACGTCCCCTGAGCGAAAATTCACGTACCCTATGACGGTGACTGAACGTGCCAAACCACTGATGGACATGTACTTTTCGTGGGATTCGTCCCTCGATGAGGCGGTCCGGATTGCTCATTTTAGTTCCTTGAGCAGTGTTTCACCGGAAAACCCGCCTCCCAAAATTGGAAGGTACAGGTATGTAAGTGGATCTCGTGCTACAACTGTCGACAAGGACAATCGTAAGCGTCGTTTTATTAGTATTGAGGCAACCTGCAATATGTTTTTGCAGCAAGGCCTCATGTGTTGTCTAGTAGAGCGATTAGCCAAAGTTGGCCTTGTACTCGCCGAGTTGCCAGAACTACACCGTAACCTAGCGCGGGAGTCTTCGATATCGCTGAAAAATGCGACAATCGATATGACGAACGCGTCGGATTGTGATGCAGTTGAGCTTCTACGCTTCTTATTACCTGAGGCGTGGTTTGCTTTGGTCTGGGATCTGCGCAGTGACACAACCTCTATTAAAAACGAGGAAGTTGAGCTGCATATGATTTCGACCATGGGAAATGCTACAACGTTCCCGCTGGAAACTCTGGTGTTCTGGGCTTTAGGTGTCGCCGCGGTCCAATCCGAAACGAATTCTCGCTCGCTGTTTGCAACATTTGAACAGCAAAAGAGCGTGTCCGTTTTTGGTGATGACTGCGTCGTGCCGACTCGCTTAGCTCCGTTGTTTATGGAGATTTGTGAGAGCGTGGGCTTTATTGTCAACGAGGAGAAATCCTTTTACGACACCACGTTTAAGTTCAGAGAGTCCTGTGGGGGTGACTTCCTTGCAGGATACGACGTCCGGCCCTTCTATCTGAAGAGCCCCACCAGTGTCAAGCGAAGTGCACTTGAACCGTGGTTGTATATTATAGGTAACTCGCTTTTAAAGAAATACATTTCGTATTTCGGCGGGTTATCTTATATCTATCACGATTTTTGGCGCGTCTGGTTTGACATCTTAAAGAGGTACAGAGTCCAACTACGACTAGTACCCTCTTATTTCCCCGATGATGCAGGTTTCAAAGGAGGTTTCGACCTCCAGCGATTTGTGCATCTTTATAGGCCCTGCTTGGTGCCTATATCCACGGATCAACACGGTACCTACGCATTCACGTATTGTCACTTCCGCTATTGGGAAGTGGAAAATCGTGATCCAAATCTCAGGTATGCTATGTGGCTTAAAATACCACGTTTGCTGCCTGGGTGGCGTAAGGCGATCGTAGACTACCCGATTCGGGAAAAAGGTG